CGGGAGCGTCCATTCCTCGGTAGTTGTGCCTCATAAGGAAGCGATCGCCCACCGATAAAGACCCCTTCAACCCAGCGTTTGCCACATTAGCGGTGAAGGCATCTGCGAATGCTTGAAGGGCACGCGGGTCCTTGTGGATGAGGAGGGTGTCGTCAGATTGTACCCACCATAAACCAGGGTTCTGCTGGATGCTACCAACGTTTCCACCCGCCAAGTAAGCGCGTAGTCCGTCTTTGGATAATATGCCAGCATCTACAGCGCTTTGACCAACCACGATAGAATTTACCATGGTACCCGTCTCGGACGTAATTTTTACGCCAGATAAAAGGCCTAGTTTGCCGGGGTAGAAGCAGTGTGCTACTCCTCTGTCTTCTATGTAGTCAGGCCAAGCTAAAGGAAGCCTGTGATGCAGAGCGTGAACACACTCCTGCCAGAACTTTCCTTTTGGCAGGTGTTTAGTAACGCGATTAGAACCTTCAAGTATGAGGTCAACCGGCATAAAACGGTCGTAGTTGCTGTAGTCCGCCTCGATCATTGAGTAACCACCGGATCTCAACGCCGCTAGTCTGCGACGTTTAGACTCGCCATCGTGATAGCTCCCGGGGGTTAGATAGCGAAGTAGCTTCAGATGAAGTTGATAGGGACTGAGTACTAAGTTGAATATGTACGGAACCATCCAGGCCACACGGGTAGTGTTGAAGCCTCTTACATTTGCATCAGTCACGAGTCCCGCGTAAGTCCTACTGAACGTAGGGGCCCACTTGTAACCATACTGACTCCTCCGTATCGGAGCAACCAGGAATGGATAATCGGCGATATCCGCGTACCTCGTCTTTCCTACGGTTTGCCTTACCTTGTCGCGTAAAGCATCGAAACTTCCGACACCGCGCATAAGGTCCTTGAATATCTCCACCGTGGCATTACGAGCTATGGGGATACCGGTGGAACTTGTGGCATTAGAGAATAACGGGTAGCCAACGTTAGTGTCTAGAGGATCACCAATGTCGGGGAAGATAGCACGCTTAGCATCAGCGTAACGGCTGGAACCAGCTATCTGTTGCCATGCCTTCTCATGAGCGTCGAGAGAGGTCGTGAAATGCTTCAAGTTGGAGGCGTTCTTACCTGCGTAAGACACAGCCCACCAGCCTTGGAACACGTTCCGTACGATGCACGCTTTCTTAGCGATATCGAGATTTGAGTTAAGAATACCTATC